TATCAACATTAGATGCGGCATTTAAATTTCCCTCCGCAGCTAGAACTTTGATAATCATTCTTCTGATTCCTCTTCTGTTTCAGTTTCTATCTCCACTTCATCACCAACTTCAGTTTCTGCTTCCGCTTCAACGTCAGTTTCATCAGTTTCAATTTCATCTTCAACTTCAGGATACTCAAATTCCTGACCAAACATTGCATTAGAAACGTAAGGTCTTGCAATATCAATTCGTTCTGCTGCCTTCGCATACAGAATTTCTTTCATTTTGTCGCTAACATTAGACGGAGAAGCGTCTGTAGCGATCAAATCGATAACATCTTCCATGAAAAATCAATATGTTAATATAATCTATTTATAACTCAGCCTTTCTAGTGTCTTTTTGATAGTTGGCATCTACTTCTCTTGCCATTGCTTCGGCATCTGGTTCCATGGGAATTTCGCCCATTGACATCGGGTCTGCACCCATTCCTTCCATTCCAGAACCTTCACCAGGAATTCCTTCTGCTGGTTGTGGAAGTGGTTGACCAGTTACTGGATCAATTGTGGATGGATCTGGAATGATACCTTTTTGAATTTCGTCCTCAATTTGCTCATCAATCTCAATGATTTCTTGATCAGTTTGACGAAGGATTCTCTTTCTTACATATTCAGTAGAATAATACTTGCCAATAAATGGTTCAATCTGAGCAAGATTTCCGAGTCTACCTTGAATCATTTCAGATTCTTTCAATTCTGCAAACTGGTTATCATACAAGAAATCATATTGAATATGATCTCTCATTATTTCCCAATCATCTGGAGAAACAATGTTCTTAAGAATCAATTGAGTTTTCAACATATCGTTGAACATCTGGGCAAAACGCTTTCTCAGACGACCAACAAACTTAGAAAATTTAAGTTCATCTCTCAAGATTTCTGAAGAACGACCAAGGTTGAATCCACCATCAGCAGCGATTCTGGATTCGGGAACTCCAAGTGCTCTGTAGAGTTTCTTTTGAAAATATTCAATATCAGAGAGTTCACCAAGATTCTGTCCACCAGGAAGTGTGGTAATTTCTGTACCACGACCACCTTCTCTGCGTGGCAACCAGAAATCTTCCATCATAGACATAAACTTCTTGTCATCACGAACTTCACCAGTCTGTGCATTATATGCAAGTTTATTTCTATAGCGAGACATAACCTCACGTAGGTATTGCTCTGCCTTTACCTTTGGAAGATTGCCAACGTCAATATAAAATATTCTACGTTCTGGTGCTCTTGATAACCTATAAATGACCAAAGAATCCTCAATCATTCTAAGTTGATTGAGTGCCTTGATTGCTTTGTGGAGATATGAAAGAACAGTATTTTTATTTCTGTCTACAAGACCAGAAGTACAATATGTTACTGCATCTTTTGCAATTTTGATTGATTTTCCTCTCCCACCAAGACTACTCGTCGGATAGTTTGGTGATGGTGTATATTGAAAAAACTCCTCAAATTCTGGACCGTTTTGATATTCTAAAGGATTTTTATTATTTCCACTGACTCTAACGGCACCAGTGTCATATTTACCATTAGGATCTTTTTTCTCTTGACGAATATACTTCATCTTGAGAGGATCAATATACCTCAGTTCTTTAATACCTTCTTGAGGTGATTTTAAGTCAATAACTTTTAGATAGTAAAGTCTACCGTCAACGTACCAGTTGCGAAAGATTTCATGAGACTTTCTATCAAAATCTAAAATTTCTTTGAGATATTTAAATTCTTCTCTAATCTTTTTCTTAAGTCCTTCGCTAGCGTTTAGATTTGATAACTCAATCTCTACAGGAGAGTCGTACAAATCACTAACAATTGCTTCGTTAACTACATCTTCAATCGCACCATCCGCTTCAGGATGTAGCGACATTTCTCTGTATCTTCTTATTAAATCATGCTCTGTCTTATAAACACCTTCAATATCAACATATTGACCATAAAATCCACTACTGATATAATTATCAACCCCGTCCTGATTAGTTTCAGGAACGGGGGAGACAACTGAAGGTGATTTATTTTGATTGTCGTCAATTGAAAAACCAAAAAGTTTGGCCATAATAATTTCTGGTGGTCTCGTTATTTAACTATTTAGTTAATATCTTCACCGCCAGCATTTTCACCAGTGCCCTTAGTAGCTTGCCACCACTGAACTTGAAGTTCAACGGTGAATTCTTGAATGCCCTGAGCGTCATAACCAAGTTCAATTGGCGAGACCTGAGTTGGGAATACATCGTAGAAACGATATGTTCTCAGAACAGAACCATCGCGATCAAGTTGCATAACATATGCATCTGCCTGATAGGTTGCTGGATCAGTTAATCCAGTGTTATCAGATACTCTATTGATGGTGTTCATCCAACGCTCCATAGCGGAACGAATTGCAAAGTCAGTATCGTTAATAACAGTAACTGTCCAGGAATCGAAGGTTCTATCACCTGCGATTTTCAGAACACGACCTCTGAAAGGAACTTCAATTTGCTGGATATTGGATGCTGGCATGTTAGCACCCTTAACCATGAATCTTGTTTTTTCCAGAGTGTCAGAATCTGGTTGTGCGGCATCTGGGAAGTTCAGAACGACTTCAAAGAGATTGGCGCGAGCGCCACCACCCGTTAATTTACTCTTGAAGTCAGTAATCTTCCTTAGTGGGGGTGGATTGATTTGATTTCTGGTTGCCATTAGTTTTGACCTTTAGAAGAAAAATTAAACTGAACCAATAACTTCTTCAAACGCGACTCCAGTTCTTGTAGCAACAAAGGTAAGACCGATGAAGTTGATAGAACGTGCGGGTTTGATGAAGATGTCAGCAACAAATTCATTGGCATCAATAACTGCTGCTGTATTGTTTGTCTCATCACAAACAACTACAAAGTCCTGAATGCCTCTCTTAGATTGTACATCGCGAAGGAATGGTTCTACGATATTGACGAAGTTAGTTCTAGTAATTTCGTCGTTGAACTCAAAGAGGAAGTCCTTAGCAGCAGCGGAGATTGCGTCTTCAAGGAAGATAAACAAACGACGAACGTTAATTCTATCAAACGCAGAAGACTTACCAAATCCAGTCTTGTCACCGAAGAGAATAATGCCTGCTCCAGGTGAAAGGATAACTGGATTGACTCTACTAGAGTACAGAAGGTCTCTTTGCTTCTTACCAGGATTGTATGCAAGTTTGACTGCATTCAGAATAGCACCTCTAGAAGTTCCAGCAGGTGAGAACCAGGGGAACTGTTCAATATCAGTTCTGGCACAAGTACCAGCGATATCTCCGTTCAGAGGAACATAACGGAAGGTGTCATTGAAGCGGTCATACATGTACTTATAACCACTATCAAAGACTCCATATGTAGTTGAAGTTGCAGCAGAGAAGAAACTTAATACATTATCGGTGATTGTATCAATGCCATTAACTGTTACAGTTCCAACTTCATTATCGCTAATGAATGCACCTCTATATGGAGAGATGAATGCAACAGCATCTTTTCTTGCTTCAGCAACTGCAATACACTTATTACCAAGTGCTTGTGCTTGTTCCTTACTGTAGTTTGCAGAACCCATGAGAATGAAGTCTACTTCATACTCTTCAGTATTCTCAAACTTGGTCAGACCAGAAACAATATCGTCAAGACCAGATGACAGTGAACCAGCAGTTGTGTAATCTGTGGTATCGTCACCAGTAGTAGCAGCATAGTTTGTACCACCGTCAAGTGTTCCAGTGAATGCACCGCAACCAGCAAAGTTTACATTCTTTGCGTCCTGATCCCAAGCAGTATCATCATCCAACTCATAAGTCAGTGGAGAATTTCCAAATGCAATGGTTGTTATACCAGCAGGTGCAGAACCACCGAAGATATACTGAGAGTTGGTATAAAGATACTTTCTCCAATAAGATGGGGAACCAACAGAATATGTTGCGTCTTTTGCTTTAGAAAGACTTAAGTGCTTCTCAAGGATAGTGCCTGCATTTCCACTAATTGTTCCTTTGTCATCAATGACAACGACGTGAACTTCGTCAAATCTACCACCTCTTGCAGCAGCATAATCTGAAGTACCTGGTCTATCTGCTAATTGATCCCATTCAAGTTGACCTACAGAAAGAGGAATTGCTTGATTTTCAAACCAGTCTTGCTCTCTAGTGTATGAAGCACTACCAAGTTCTGTATTGTTGTTGTTATTAGTAACAGTTACAGTTCCACTCTCTGGGAATGCATAAACACCATTTTGCTGATAATCTACAGCAGTGAATGTATTTCCTGTGGAGACATGACCAATCAACTTAACGCTGATTTGACTTTCTCCAATTTCACTAATAATGCCTCGGAGAGTGCCTGTCAGAACTGAGGTAGAACCAGAACCAGCAATAACTGTGTTTACAGGAACATCAACTTTAACACCATGTCCAACAGAAAGTCCAATTCCAGAAGATCCTCTAGAACCAAATTCAAACGTTTGAGTACTTGATACTGTATTGAGTGAAGTATTATTTAAGGTGACTGTTCCAATACCAATAGAAGCAACAGAAGATGCAGCAGCGACAACACCATCAATTGCTTTAACCGCATCATTGACGTTAATACCAGTAGTATTAATACCTGTGATATCAGTTGAGGTTGCACCAATCGTGCCGCCTGCAGATTGTGAAGTACTAAAAGTTGCCTGTGTTGTGGTGCTAATACCAGACAGAATTTGGTCTGCCTTACTATCAATAATTGCTACCTTAATATCATTTGCCCAAGAACCAGGATTTCTTGCAGCAACAGTTATGTTATTAATTGCATTCTCATCGTAACCGAGTTGTTCGTAATGCTCTGTGCTCTTGATTCTTACGCTATTAGCAGCACCAACAAAAGCGTTCTTAAGTCCTGCTCCTGTTGATACATTATAATCGTCTGCTCTTGAAATAAGCATCACACCACCATAAGCAAGGTAGGATGAAGCTACCATCCAGTGCTCATAGTGCTTGTCGGTTGAGTAAGGTCTGCCGAAAGTGTTTAAGAGATCATCCTCAGATTCGATCAATTGAGGAAGGTCAACAGGTCCTTTGGTGAATGGAGCAACAAGCGCCCCGATGCCACCAGAGACTGGATCGACTCTTCCAATAGTTAAGTCAACTTCTCTTACTACAATTCCAGGAGATGCTAAATTTAGAGGCATCTTTTTGGTCTCCTTGGTCCAGAATTATCTGAAATTATTTATTAAAAGGGGTATTTTGAATGGGGAATCCTGACGTGATACTTACCAATCAGGATATTCCCACATATTACTACTTTTTTTAACTCTCTTTTTAGCACACTCTTTACATTCATAAGAATATGAAGATGCTACTGGACCTCTGTCCTTTCTTGTTCTATAAAATCCATCAACCAAGTTTTTAGTTATACCACATTTTTTACACTCCCGTTCATACAGGAGTAGATGACCTAGTTGTAATTGGTCATCTAAGTCCATTAATAATACTCCCACATATATGCCCTATCACCATATTCATCAGTATGCCATCTATCACCATTATCATCAGTAAATGATTGTGTATCATTTATTCCATCATCTAAGAATCCAAATGGTGCCATATCTTGTTCAATTTGATTTTTTTGTTCTTCATAGATTCTTTTACGAACATCATTGTCAGTCATTTCTTTGAAGTAGTCTTGTGCTACCAACCAAGCAAAGATAACCAGACACATTGCTAAGTCATCATTGCATCCTTCCTCTGCTTCAAAAGAATTATGTCTCTGAGCGAATGTGGTTAACTCAGAAATTATTTCATAATCAAGTGTAAGAAGTTTAAAATCTTCAATAAGTGTCTTCAGGTTAGAACAACCAAGTTTCTTAACTTGTGCTGTTGTTCTAACTCCCATCTGCGATTTCTTACCAGAGAAACCGTGCCCGACAACTTGTCCAGCACGCCCCCTCATTGCCGCCATCAACATATTTTCATATTCTAAGTCATAATGGAGAATACTTGCTACTTGCTCTCCAATGTCATTGACTTCTACTAGCACCCAAGCATCATTATATGCTTTTGCTGTCTGTTGAATAATATTTGGGAACAACATTGGTTTAATTTCATTGTTCCTATATTTTGCAACTATCTTATATGGGAACTCTGTAATATCAACAACGATAAATGCAGAATAATCGTTGCCCAACCCACGAGCAACATCGACAGTAATAAGGTAGTTGTGTTCCTCTTGCTTCTTCTCGTAGACATCTAGACCTGCACTTTTTTGAATAGGATCTTCATAGATTAAATTCTTAAGAATTGATGGATTTATAAGGGTATTGACAGAACCAAGAAACTCACACTCGAACTCAACTTTGAATTGCTGTTCAGATGTGTTAGCAATCGTCTGTTCTTTCCATACATCATCTCTTCCAGGAACCTCGGACCAATGAACATCAGTTGGAATGTATTCATTTTTACCTTTCTCGGAGTCGTGCCACATACGGTAGAAATGATTCATACCGTGTGGCGTGGATACAATGATTACTTTGGTGTTTTTACCAGAAGTAATAGTAGGATAAACAGATGCAAAGAACGAGTCAGCAACGTGATTTGGGACGAACGCGAACTCGTCGAGAAAGAGGATGTTAAACGACATACCTCGGACAGCACTTGCAGACGTACTAGCTGCCAGTATTTTACTGCCATTCTCTAACTCCATAGATCCTTTGTTCCAGGATATAATACCCTGCTGCATCCATTTAGGCAAGTTTTCGTATGCAGTCTGTAACCTGCTGAGAAGTTCCCTTGCAGTCGCTGCTTTGTTCGCTAGGATGCCAATATTAACGCTATCGTTAAAAACAGCGTAATGTAGAAGGTAAGATACCACAGTAGTGGACTTGCCAGTCTGTCTTGGCATCTTGCAAATATTGAATCTATTTTCATGAAAGTTATTGATTAATTTTTCCTGAAAATGATATGGATGGAATTGTGTTAATCCCTCATCAAGAGAAACAATTTTAATATAATTGTTTGCAAAATAAACAGGGTCTTCTTTACACTTGACAAATTCAATGATTTGCTCTTCGGTAAATTCGACCGCCGTATTTGCTTTTTTTAGATTAGGATTACCAAGATACTGTTCACTCATAATAAAAACCTAATTCAACATTTCCAACGTCTACGTGCTTTGCAGATTTTCTTATCTGGGGTCTTAGAGCAATCGATGTTGTGCATCTTTCTCTGACCATTGGAGCGAGAGCAGAAAGACTTACGTCTCTTTGCATCCTTACTACCTTTCTTTGGATTGCCTGTTACAGCAGTTTTTAGTTTAGAACCTGGATTCTCACGCTTATAAGCATTAACTGCTTTTTGGGACATACCATCGGTTTTGTCCTTACGGTTTGCTTTCTGCCAATCTTCCTTCACATCTTCTTGCTTACCATAGGTTTCGCAAGGATCTTTACCACATCCACAGTTCTTCTTCTCAGGTTTTTCGTGGGTATAACC